GCAAAGCACACCAATTAAACTTAACACCAGTCGCATTATCAGTTGAAACCGAATATTTAAAACCTAAATAACCTATACTTCCATCTAACCTAATATCTTCAATAACATAATCACATTTAATACCAATAAAAGAAGTCGGGTCATCTACTGAAAAAAATATTGTTGGTTTAAAAAACTCTAATGGATTGTTAAATAGTATTACTCTGTCAGCATCTAATGCCTCCACTGTTTTTTTACCAATAAGATTATTATTTTTATCTGTAATGAATAAAAAGTTATACGATAATTTATCTGGTTTATATCTTATTGGCGGGTCTCTAGGCACTTCTACAGCATTTATTAAAGCATTTGAACCACTTATTACAAAACTAGAATAATAAGCACCAGTGCTAGTTAGAGTTGTATTTAATGACGGGATATAAGGATAAATAAAAGGCGTGTCATAATCACCATCATTATATATCATTTTAGAATTGAATGAAGTTAAAACAATTGCGGGATATTCATTACCAAAAGTATCTGGCGGTAAATTGATTAACGTATCTAAATGGACAGCATTACCCCAAAACAATGATAAGTTTAAACTATCATAAAAAGGATTTGAATCAACTGGATTAATCAAAAAATTAACAGTGTTATTACTTATATCGTAAGTGCCTGTATTCACACCGATAAACTCATATCCATTTGATTGACAATCTAAAAGGGCTGGTTGAGTGAAATATTTACTTGCTAAACCATTTTGAATAATGGAAGGATTTATTGCTGGTGGGCCGAATGGATAATATTGAAATGCTTGAGAATAAGGTATCCAATCAATTCTTGTATTAGTTAATGAACCATTTCCTATTTTATCAGGTAATTCAGTTCCAATTAATGTGGTATCAATATTAGCACACCACGCCATTTTTCCGTAAGTATTAATGCCCATTGTTGCTTTCTCAAAACAACCTCCCCCATTTAATATAATATTGTTTGTTTGGTTTGCTGATGTTAATACTAGTGTTGTTTTAGGTAAAGCAGTTGTTTCGCCATCTTGTATTTGAATAGAATTATTTACATTAAGAGTAGAAGCATTAGAAGCGGAAGATAAAGCACCAACTGCCTGTATTTTAGTTTGAATATTACTCCAACTTTGAGAGGCACCGTTATACTCAATTCCTAAAGCACCTAATTTTAAAACATTCAATGACCCATTTACTTTCTCGCTAAATGTAATTGCTCCTTGTGCGTTAGGATATAATAAGGCGAACTGACCTAAATTAGATAATGGATTATTTGTAGGAAAGTTTGACGGGTTAAATATACCTTCTTCATTTCTCGGTTGAGGATAATATGCCATATATACAAAGGGTAGAAAATAAATTAGAAACCAACCCTTTCCTCAACGCCTATCTTAATTTCCCAGTTGCCGACCAATTCACGCCCCACGCTTGACCCGCCGTATTACCTTCACCACTTCTAATATTACATACATTAAATATAAATCCCGTATAATAAACAATACCATTAACTAATGTAGTAGTATAACTATCTACGGCATACTGAAGACCGATACAAAGAGGATTAGATGCTTGAGCAATTCTACCTGTTATTTGAATTAAAGGCACAGATACAAATGGCGAATTAAAAGGAATTGTAATAAATAAAACCGCCCCGCCAAAATAAACAGTTTCAGTTGAGTTATAAACTCCGTAATCAGCATAATAAGCACCATTTGAATAACCACCAGCACCATAAGAAAAACCGCAATTCATTCTAAACCCATATTTGTAAGTGTTATCGGTTAAAGTTGTATTAACGGGTAATAAGGTAAAAGGGTCGGTAGTATCACAATAAACAGTTCTAAATGATACAGCGGGGTCTGTTATAGAAAGATTTTGAGAGAAGACAACAGAAGGGATAGCATTTGTGTTACCGATTGAAGTAAATGCGGTTCCGTATAATGATGTAGTTAAAGCGGGTGTATTACAATTAGAAGAAAGAACAAATGGACAACCGCCTATCTTTAAAGAACTTCCGTCATAATTTTGTATTGTTCCATCTGTAAAATGTGCTAATTTACTTACTTGAGTAATATTTTTAGCACCTGTTGAATTAGCACCTAAATAAATAGTGCTACTATCAGTAACTGATGTTAAAGAATTACTTTTCATACTTATTCCAGCACACGACAAAGTGCTATTAAATCGCCCACTCACACCTCCCGCTTGTATATCTACTCCATTAGGGTAAGTAGTATCGTTATTACAGATATTCAATACACCTTTACCTGTTCCTGTAGCGACTGGTGTTGTAATATACTGAACATCAACAGTAGGGGCTGTAATTGATGTTGTTGCGTTTATTATAGGGGCGGTTATAGAAGGGGCTGTTATTGAGGAAGAAGAACTTAATACTCCTGTAACAGTAAAATCTCCGCCTGTCACAATCGGGGTCGCATCGTAATTTTCAATTGTTCCATCTGTAGAAACAAGTAATTTCGCTACTTGAACATTATTTTTAACTCCAATAGTAGCATTACCACCGAGATATAAATTATCGGCATTTGCCATTGTCCTAATCCCATTACCTTGTAAATGAAGACCAGCACAAAACATATCGCTTATTTTAGTTGTAGTAATACCTCCAACTTGGACTGAAACTCCTTCCGTATATATAGTCTCATCATCACCAATTAATAGAACGCCCAGTCCAACGTTTGGGTCATAACCTGGACTAATTACACTAGTTTTCAAATTAGGCGTTTGAACGAAAGTAGATGCGGATACAGATGAGCCTGAACTAACACCGCTAGTAGCATTTAACACACCAACAATATTTTCGCTTCCTTGTGATTTAGGATATTGTAAAAAGTTTGCCTGAATGTATGCTAAATCAACACTGCTACCACTTCCTAAAACGCTTCCACCTAACAAATTAAAACCTTGATAATAATCAATTGGATTAAATGTCGTTAGATTAGCATCTGGAGCAGTATAAGAACTCATATAGTTTATAAAGATAAAATATTTTTATATATATATTTATATGGACGCTTTTCTTGATACTATAGGATTACAGGGCGGTAAAATAGACAGACCATCTAAACAACTTAAAAGAGTCACTAAACAGTCGGCTGAACCGAGCGACCTTATTGATTGGTATAAAAAAATGCCGAAAAAGTTTTTACTTAAAACACATAACCCTAATTATGAAAAACACAAAATTAATGTGCCATTTCGTATGCTTATTATAGGAGGTTCTGGAGCGGGAAAAACTCAAACTCTTCTTAATCTTATCCACATAATGAGCAACACATTTNAAAATATAATTATTGTTACAAAAAATAAGCACGAGCCATTATACGAGTTTTTAGAGGATAAAATGAAAGACGGATTACAGATAGTAGAAGGTATTGATAAAATGCCTGATTTAGATAAATTGGATAAAGAAGAACAAACATTAATTGTGATGGACGATTTAGTATTAGAACGTAATCAAAAGAGCATTGAAGAAGCATTCATACGAGGGCGTAAATTAAATTGTTCTATGGTGTATATTAGTCAATCTTATTACAGAGTTCCACGTATTATTAGACAGAACTTAAATTATTTAATTATTAAAAGACTAAATGAATTAGGAGACTTATTCAGAATAATGCGAGAATATAGTTTAGGTGAAAAAGAAAAATTAAAAGCATTATATGAAAAAGCGGTCAGCACTAACAAGCAGGATTTTTTAATGGTTGATTTAGACGCAGACCCAGCAGAAAGATTTAGATTCAATTTTAATGAAATAAGGGAAGTTTAGCAGGGTTGCGACTTAGAACCTGCGGTTCCAAACCTCCCTTTTCTTTGCTTTTGGAAAAGCAACCCGAGCGACGCATAAAAAGGGAAGTTTAAAAAACTTTTATAAAACTTCATAAATATTTTCTTTTGTAATGGTATATGAGCGGTATGAGTTTAGCAGGTTCAAAATCACAAGATGAAGTAAGGCGTAAGAAAGAATTGAGAGACGAATTACTTTCCATTGAAATAGCAAATGAAGCAGAGAATGAGCGAAGAGCAAAAGATTATAAAAACCCACACGCACCAAAAGAAGTTCCACCACAATATAAAACAGTAGCAGAACAACAAAGGGATATTATGAAATTAGAACGTGACGCACTTAAAATGTTGGAAGACATACAAATTGATTATGAAGAAGCACGTAAGGTAGTAAGTTGGTTAAGAGAACAGCCAGATAGATTAGCAAAGTTTGTCGCTTATGGAGTATCTATTAGAACCGAAATATTAAAGAAAGCAAATCCTCGTCTCATTGACGCACAATACATTATTAATATTATTAGACCTGTTTTATTGAACTCAAACATAGCATTAGGATTTTCATCAAATGGCACAGCGTATAACAGTTTAGAAGCGATATTAAGAGATTACAATATTGATGAACCATTAATTAATTTGATTCAGGCGATTAACTCAATTAAACCAAATGGAGCAATTAATAAAGATTTACAATTACAATTAAACGATTTACGACTTTCTATATCAGCATTAAGTCAAGCATATCCTAATGATGAAGATTTTGGAAATATTAAATTATTACAAATCCCGTTACAACAAGATTTAGTATTTAAGTTAAGTGAATTAATTAAGAAACATTCTATACCAACAGCAACTACTTTGGCAAGTATAACAGAAGCAGTTGAATCATTATCAAGTAGTGATGAAGAATCAACCACCAAATTAATAAAAGGGTTACAGAGAAAGATAGGTTTTAAAAATGAAAAAATAGTAGAAGATTTTATAAAGTTTAATGCTGATTTAAATAAATCTATTCAATTATCGCAACGTGAAGGAGCAGATGTCGGCGATTTTACTGCCGAAGCAGGTATTGACAGACCATTAAAAGAAGGACAAAGATTGGTTAATGTAATTAAAGGACAGCCAGTAGGTGAAGAGTCATATACAGAGCAAAAAGCATTAATTTCAACACCATCTCAAAATGTTAGAACCGCTTTACAATTTATTTTAGACCCCGCAAATGATTTACTCGCTATATGGGGAGATGCTGAAAAAGCAGTATTGACAATAGGAGGAATGAACCAACAAGGATTTACACCTGAAGAAATGGCGTATATAAAACGCATTTGGCAGAGTTATAACGAACAATATAGAAATATGACAGAGGAGGAAAGGAAAGAGCAGGAAACATTAATACCAGAAAAACCAAAAACACAGTTTGAACTTGTTGTTGATAAACTTAAACCAACTTCTAGACCTGACGATTTAATACAATTTGACAGATTTGCTGATTTATTACCATTAACAAAAAATCTAAAAAAAGGTGAAATGCTATCCAAAGTAGAATCAAAATTAATGTCATTAGACAAATATGGTGATGATGATTTACTATTTTTACAAAATTATACAGATGCCTTAATATACTATAAAGCAAAAATACCTCAAGATGTATTAGAACAATTGTATGAATTACATAAAAGAATGAATATTAAAGATGAAGTCTTTGAGTTTTTTAATGGGTTTGAACGTCTTAATCCAAAAGAAATGGGACAAATGTTTCTTGATATAAGAGATGGAATTGTTAAGGAAATAGACCAAAGAAGTAAAGAAGTAAAAGCAGGACAAACACCACAGACAGCAACACCTGCTAAACCCGTTATGTCAGGCTCACAACCAACACTTCCAAGAGGGAATCAATTTCCGCCAAGAGCATTACCTTCTAACCCTTTTGTTAATCCACATATTATACAATTACAGGCGACATCTAATAAAGTAACAAGCAATAAAAAAAGAGAAGCATCAGCATTTTTAAAAGGTAAAGTAGAAGAAGTAAGAGAGCAAAGAGCAGAAGAAAGAAAACCAAAACCAAAAGAACTTATTAGAGGTGAAGCAGAGGCTGTAGAACAATTTGATAACTTTAAAGTGGAATTAGATGAAAGACCAGTAGATGAACAGAAAAAAATATTAACTAATATAGCAGAACATTTTAGTAGAGTATCATCTTCATCAATGTCAAAAAAAGAACTCAAAGAACATTTGACAGATTACGAAAGAGGAGGCAAAACTGAAATAATGGATTATTTACAACAAGCATTTATGGAGCAATCAGGTTTTGCCGACCAAAAAGATAAACCTTATAAACCAACTCAATTCGGTAACAAAAAGGGTAAGACTGATAATAAACCATTAAAATACGGGTTAGGTAAAATTGGGCGTGGTGTGGAAGTAGAACCAGCGGCCCCTTATAAAACATTTGGTAAGTTTCTTATTCACGTTCCAAGTCTTCACGACAACATCGCCAATTTTAAATATCCATCTAGAGCATCTATACCACACATCAAACGAAAACAAATCACAGATGATTACAAAGAGTTTTTAAAGGATTTATTAGAAAATGGTAAGATTAATGAGCGTGAATATAACAGATTATGTGAAGAAGAAAAAGACCATTTTGGTAGTATTGTTAAGGGAGCAGGACTTTTAGAACATTTCAAAATTAAACCGCCAAAGGTTGATAAAGGAGATACAAGCAGATACGAATTACTTATTGGTGAATATAAAGCAGGAAATAACTCGCCTGTAATGTTAAAAGAATTAAGAAGCCTCATTATTAAGTTTATGGACGAGGGTAAAATTAAACGTAAAGATGGACAGTCTCTTTTAGTAGATTTATCTGTGTAGCAGGGTTGCGACTTAGAACCTGCGGTTCCAAACCTCCCTTTTCTTTGCTTTTGGAAAAGCAACCCGAGCGACGCATTAAGGGATGGTTTCTAATATTTAGGGTTGGTTTCTAATGGGAAGGTTCTGCCCCTGATAATTTTTTCTAACCCTACTGTATAATGGGTAAAACGATAGTTCTAAATAGCACCAATATAATACAAGATGGCACAAATAGCAGATTTCTTTATACATTCCCCAACGGTGGTTACACATTCAAAAACGACCTCATCGCAATAGACCAGATTACACAGTATAATAGTGTCTTTAATATTACGGCATCAAATAATAATAATGTCTTTAGTTATACGTGGATTGACAAAACAACTTATACTGTTACAATCCCTAATGGTGCCTATTCTATTCCAACGTTGAATGCTTTTTTTCAATCTGTAATGATTGCGAACGGGACGTATTATACTTTAGGGACTCCAGCATCTTCTACTACTTCAACAAATGTATATCTTCTAGAGTTTGTCCTCAACCCCGCTCTTTATGCGGTTCAGTTAAATTGTTATTGGACTTCGGCGACTGAAGCAGTTGCTAATAATTGGGTAATACCAGTCTTTTACGGCACTCAAGTTACTTGGGTGAATCCAACAAATCCTATTATTCCTTATGTAACAATACCATCAACAAATATACAAACTTTTTTCGGTTTTACAGCAGGTAAGTATCCTAATGCTCTTATTATTGGAGGTATTCCAAATCAAACTGAAACTATTAATGGTATTCCTCTTACAACCTTAAATGTTGCTAATCAATCATTCACATCAGTTTCAGCACCTCAAATACAACCGTCTTCTTCTTATTTAGTCTATTGTTCTTTAGTAAATAACCGTTCAGTTATACCGAATAATTTAATATATACTTATGCCCCTACAGGAACTGTTATAGGACAATTAGGAGTTTATGCCCCTACTGCTGAACTATGTTGGAATAAAGTATTAGATGGTAATTATAATAATTTTATTGTTGAAATTAGAAATCAATTAGGACAGTCAATCACTTTTCAAGACCCTAATACTGTTATCACTATACAAACTAAAAATAGAGACGAGTATGCCGAATACAATAATTAGCAGGGTTGCGACCCCGCACGACGCATTAAGGGAAGGTTTCTAATCGCATTAAGGGAAGGGTTTTTTTTCTCACCTTACTTTAAATGTATGTCGTAAGAATTGGTCACGCAACGGGCGGAACAAATGTAATGTCTAAACGTAAAGAAGGACGAGGTGTTGGAAAATTAAGGAGAGATGCGATGGAAGGTAAAGGATTAACAAAAGAGTTTTATCAAAAACCAGTCATTAAGGCAGAAAGTCATTTACCTTCTTTAGTAAATAAAATGGAAGGTTTAAGGATTCGGGATAAAAAACCAAAAAAGTATGTATCTCTCAACTTTTAGAAAAAGGAATATAATTTTAGGAAAGTCTTAAAATTATTTTCTGCTACTACATTATAATGGATAATTTAGTCTTTGAGGAAGCCGTGAATGCCGAAATTACCGATAGTGAGTTTGTCTCTAAAAAGTGGGTTTATGTAAATGATAATAACTCGCAGAACTACACTTCGCAGGTCATTATTGATACCACACCTCTTGCTAATGCTGGTGGATATGTTAATTGGCAGGAAGCGTATATTATTATGCCTTTGAACGTATGTCTTACTTCCGCTAATTCGGCGAGTCTTCCAGCGTCTAGTGATAACGCCGATTGGTCTTGGGCATTTAAGAACGGATTTTGGCAGATGATTAACAGTATGACAGTTGAGTTTAACAATCAAAATATCGTCCAACAGACACCTTTCCTTAACGTCTTTAGGAGTTTCAAGAATCAAACTTCTATGTCTATGAATGACGTTCTTACAAATGGAGCGGGTATTGGTTTCGCAATGGACGATTTTGACAGTTGGCAATTCACAGCGAGTGATGTAGCACCATCTTTGGGGCAGAACAGTTATGTGGCAGGGACAAACTATCCACGAGCAAGTGGTTTGGGTCTTTCTAATAACATTGATTGGGGACTTGTTACTGGCAATCTTCCTCAAATCAGTTCTACTACAGTAGTAACTAACCCTTACTTACAAGTTTTACAGTCGTCACCAGTCGCTGGTAATGCTTACGGAGGCTCTAGTAGCACAGGCACAGCAGGAACCCCAGTCGTTGGAGTCTATGGTCCTGCTTCAGGGTCAGCATCGTCACCAGTTTATTCTACAGCGAATACGGGTATGTTTGCTCGTCAAAAGTCGGTTAATACTGATAACTTTCTTAATTCTACAAATGGGGCAACACAAACTGGCTGGAATGGTCAGGGTATTGTAATGCCACCTTCCGCTTTCACTAATAACTACATCAGCGGTAAAGTTTCTAATACCACAGCAGGACTTGTTCAATGGACGGTATACGCTAAACTTCGTCTTAAGGATTTAGCAGATTACTTCAATAAAGTCCCTCTTCTTAAAGGTTCTACTATGCGTTTCTACATTAACACCAATCAGTCTATCGTCAATTACACTATTCAAAACGGAGCATTAGACACAGTAGGCACAGGTCAAATTACCACACTACGAAAACTTACCGTAAATAGTGTGTCGGTAAATGGCGGTCTAACTTGTCCTTTGATGGTTACCTCTCCCGCTCCTTGTTCAGGCGGGTCAGCATTACTTGTGAATGGTAATACATCAACTTCTACCGAGACTTACAATCTTTCGGTATCCATTTTCCGTAACAACTTCACCGCTCAAGCATCAACCAACCCAGCAACAACTCCTCTTACCGCTTGTCGTCTATACGCCCCAGTATATAAGTTTAATCCTCTCGCAGAACAGCGTTACTTATCGCTAACCCCTACAAAGAAAGTAGAATACAACGATTTCTTCCAGTATCAGTTTTCTAACGTCGCTCCTAATACCCCTTTCAACTTTTTAGTTTCCAACGGGTTACCAAATATCCAGTCAGTATTAGTAGTGCCTTTCATCAATTCGGCATACAACGGCGTTCTTAACTCGGCATCTAACACAACTACTCTTCTATCGCCAATCTCATCTACAGGTGGAACTCCCGACCCAATCCCTCTTTCTAATTTTAACATTTTGGTATCTGGTGTTAATTTATTTCTCAATAATGAACAATACGATTATGAGGCGTTTAATCAGGAACTTATTTCATCTAATCAACTTAACGGAAATCTTACCACAGGTTTAACTTCGGGTCTTATCTCGCAGGAAGCCTTTACCAAACTCTACCGTTGGTATTACGGAAACTGTGCCAGAGTTCTTCCAAGCGAGGAAGGCGTATCTCGTTCAGTCCAGATTCAAGGAACAAATACCAGTGGTGTCGGTATAGATTTGATGGTCTTCGTAGAGTTTAAAAAATCTATGACAATTGACATATCTACAGGTGCGAGAATTGAGTGAGGGGGTTCAGCCTCCCCCCCTCGCCGACTGTTTAGATTGAGAAGAATAAAATATCCATAGAACGTATTTAGGGAAAAAAAAATATTATGTTAATTTATAATGCTTCCTCATCAACTACACTTAAAGAAAGGTCAGGTTTCCAAAATGCGTAAAGGAGAACAAGTCCAATTAAGTTTAGAACAAATGGGAGCAGATAAAGGCAAACACATAATATTTTTAGATAAATCTAACGCAAAGAAATTGATGAGCAGTTATAAGAAAGGTAAAGGAATACGAATGAAATTAAACGAAGAAGAATTAGAACATTCGTTTCAACACGGTCGGGGTTTAGGGGAAGATAGCGAAAGTGATGAAATGCCAAAAAAAAAATCTCACGGTAAAACAAAGATGCCGAGAATGACAAAAGGTAGTCCTGAAGCGAAAGAGTGGGCGGAGAAGATGAAGAAAGCGAGAATGGCTAAAAAAGGCGAAGGCTTTAAAGAGTTTGGTAGAGATGCTGTCAGCAAGTTACTTCCAATGGCTACTTCTGCTTTAGGAGGTGTTGCTGGTGCTTATCTTACTAAAAGTCCTGCTGGAGCGACGGCTGGTAAAGAACTCGGCGAAATGGCTGGGCGACGTATTAGCAAAGCATTAGTCGGCAAAGGTGCTGTAATGTCTAAAGCATATAAAAAAGCATTGTCCGCAAATTACGGCGGGTTAGAAGTGCCAGTCAAAATGAAAAATGAAAGGTCTTCTGGTGTGGTAGATAAGCGAGTTCGTCCGTCAAGTGATGAAATGACTTTATCGCCATATCAAAAAACAACATCCCCCGCAATGAATCCTTTTATACCTATGACTTACGCACAAGAAGGCGGAACTAATGGCGGATACGGTGATGCTAGACCAAACCAGAATATTTATGGGCGTGGTCGTAAGAAAATGGGTGTAGGTCTTTATTAGCAGGGTTGCTAATTTTTTAAATCTACATAATATAAATGTTAAGCAGTCACGATATAGAAGTTTTATGTGAAAAATTAGAATTACCATTAGTGAAAGTGTGTAGCAAAGATGAATTAGGAAAACAAAGACAGGTTGGTAGTTATTATGTGAATATGGAAGATAGCGATAAAGGTAATGGAACGCATTGGGTTTTTGCTAAAATATATTGTGATAAAGAAAGGGAGGAAAATAAAGTTAGAACAGGTGAAGACTTAATTTGTAATGCTCTTTATTTTGACCCCTTCGGCATCAGTCCGCCGAATGAAGTTGTTGAGTTTTTAAAACCATTTAATCCTATTAGTATTAATACAAAACAGATTCAATCCGTTAATACATCACAGTGTGGTTGGTATTGTTTGTTATGTGATTACTATTTAGAACACGAACGCCATTTCAAAACATATAAAGAAGACTTTAAGGCATTTTGTGATGGGTGGAGTAATAATCCTATTGATAATTTGAAATTGCTGAAAAAACGGTTTAAAAAAATCTAATTAGATATTATAATATGAAGTGTAGGGAGTTTTTGGATAAGTTTGACATTCAGTTAGA